CAGCACCGATACGCACGGCGTATGCGGAGTAGCCGATAACGCTTCCGTTCGTGATGTAGCGGCCCGAACGGCCCCAACTGAACTGGTGCCAATGTCCGATGCACGTCAAGTCGGCGCGGCTCGTGGCATCCCATGCCGCAATCTTCTTGCGAAGTGGCACATGCACACCCCCGATGCCGCCTTGATATTTCACTGAGTGACCATGCGTGAACCGCACGCGAAAGCCGTCGAGGTCCACGTAGTTCAAGTGCCCCTCGCCAATCTGCCAACGGACGTTTTTCTTTCGCTCCTCGGCCTGCATCGTGAGATAAAGGTCGTGTTCGTAGGACGTGTCGGCTTCGTTCGTGCGGAGCTTCTCCGTCGTGCGGCCATGGTTTCCGCAAGAAGTCGCCACCACTATTTCTTTCACACGCTCGCTCGCGGCGTCGATGAATCCGCGTAGGCGGGAGCCAATCCACCGCTTCGCCGCCAGGGGGTGCAGGCTGTTTTCCTCGGCGAGTTCGGGATGGATCATGCCAGTAATCACGTCGCCGCCAATCCAGATGCACACCCGGTCGATGCGGCACAGTTGCCGCTCGTGCTCGAGCATGGCGAAGAACCGCGACCACAGTTCCGCGAGCCGGGCTTCGCACACGTCGAGGTTGAACTCGTTCAGCCCGTTGACCGTCTCGGGTCGCACGACCTCTTCGCAGTGAATGTCGCTGAGCAACACGACCATCGTGGCGGCGTGCTTGGTCGTTTTCCGCTTTCCGGAAAATGGAACGACCGGCTCGATGCCTCGCAGTTGCACGAGCGAATCCGCCCGTTCACGCTCGCGGTCGATCTGCTGCAGCGCGGCCTTGTAGCGGCCCTTCAGCGATGCCACCTCAGAGCGCAGCCGCGCGAGCTCCGCGTCGGCCGCGAGTTGGCTCGCGTCGGCGAGTGAGTCCGCCACTTCGGAGGTCAGGGTTTTTCGAGCCATCTGATTACTCCCGAGTGGCCGATGTTCACGCCGCGCGCCTGCAACGCCAGGGCGAGACTGTGGCCAAGGGCGGTCTTCGTGGTCGCCAACTTTCCGTCACGCCATTGGGCTTTGAGCGACTTGACCTCATTGGCCAGGTCGACAGGCAGCGCCTCGATCCACGTGGCAGGGCCACGGCGGTCTTTGAGTTGCGACTGAACGTCATCGAGCAAACTACGCGTCTTCGCCATGCGGCACCTCCCTGTATCCAAGACTCCATAGAACCCGTGCAATATCCTTGCCCTGCTGTTCGACGTGTTCTTCGCTCTGCGTTGGGTTGAGCGCGTGGAGTAGTTCGTGAACCAGCACTTCCAGCTTCTTCCGTCCGCGCATGCGAGCATCAAGGATGATTCGCGGGTGCTTCGACTTCTGGGTGAACGTGTACCCATAGGCTGCACCCTTGAGCGTGGTGAACCGGATGAGCCACCGCTCGTCACCGTTCAACGTGAATACGTGATCGTCGGGCACGGCATCCCTTTCGCCCGCAGCATGGCTGATGCGTCAAGCGGGGAGTCAATCCCCGAGGTAGAACCGCTCGACCGCCTTGTAGCCGTCGCGGAGCGCGTACTGGGCCTTGAAGCCGACTTCATTCAACCACCGCTGCCGCGCCCCGCATCCGCAGCCGCCGGGCTTGCCCTTGGTGCGGGTGAGCCGCTCGACCCGCGCCTTCGTGATGCCGATGGCCGTCAGGCCACGCTCGACGAGGTCGCCGATGGCGATGGGCCGCCAGACCTTTTCCGGCACTGGGCGGCACTCGCGGTACGTCGGCAGCCTCTTGGCAACGTAGCCGCAGGTGGGGCAGGTCAACGTCGGGTTGTTGAAGTCGCAATACGTCATTGAATGTCGATTGTGATTGCTCCGCAACGGTCGTTGAAGAGGCTAGGATCTGGACTTCCGTCCAGTGCCCAGTTAATGCCTCCTTCAATGCTGCCGCATTGGTTCTTCCAGTCCCACGGATATTGCTTTTCGAGGCACAGGGAAAACGACTTGCCGGACAAATTACAGATCGGCGTTGCCTCGCACATGCCGCCGCACTGGTCTTCAATGAGTTGTCCGTCCTTGTTCACACAACGGCGGGAGTCAAACCACCAAAAAGGAAAATTAAGCGCCGAGGTGGTGCCTATGCTAGCGACAACGCGGCACTTCTTGTGGCAATCGTCGCACCCATAAACATCTGCCGAAAAGCCCGCATGGTCCTGATAAGCGCACACTTCGTAGGCAATCACAATGTTCGTCATTGTCGTATTGTTATTTGCCGTCCACGGGTAAAAACCTTGGTAGCCGTTCCAGTAAGGCGTCAGCACATAAGTCCCGGAGTTGTGCGAGCCAGGCGCAGGGCCAATGTCTTCAATCTGGATGTTGGCTTCAATCTCTGCCGGCATCTCTACATCCCCCTTGCAGCAGATATGACACGCCAAGCCGCCAGGGTTGCGGAACAGCGGGTCGTACACCCCGCCCACTGAGACGGTCGCCGTCCTGCCGCCGCTCGTGGAGAACGAGACGCCCGACCAATCGGAGCAGTCTGTCAGGTTGCCGCTGGCCGTGAAAGTTGCATTGCACATGGAGCTACTATACCCCCCGAATGGTTCTGACAGTTCAGAGGCTAGCACCACCGTCGGCGGCGTTGTCGGCCCGTTGTAGAACACCTCTACCTGCCCAAAATTGCTGCTAAGGTTGCCGACGCCGCACAGGCGGTGCGAGTAGCGGCAGGCGTTGCTGCTGTCATAGTTTGATCGCTTCACCACAACGCTGAGGCCGTTCCAGTAGTCGCCGCAGCACGTCGTATTCCGCCACTTCCACGCGAGGTATCCATCCCCGCCGTCGTCGATTGTGACGCCAGTAATCTGGCCGAACGTGGGGCTTGCCGTGTCATCGTCAACGGTGGCTGTGAGTTCCGCGCCGGTGCCGGTGCTTGGGGATTGTTGTGAGATCGTGACAGTAACAGGCGAGACGTAAGGCGAGACGCTCTCGTCCTCGCGGTAATAGATTCCGCCGTTTTGCACGTCCCAGGCGTTCTCGCCGTCAGTCCGCCAGTATATGCCGCCATCGCTGACGTTTACCCGCTCGATACTACTGCCTTGCTTGTAGTACGCCCCCTGGTCCAACAGCTCAACCGCCAGCACAGCGCCGTTCTCGTCAACGGACGAAACGAGGCAAATCGCATCCTCCCCTGGCATGACCACCCCGTCGGTTACGATGGCCTCGAATGAGTCCCCCTCGACGTAGCCAGAGCCGCCATCCACGACAGTAAACGCCGTGACCCGCCAGACCGATCGGCCGGAGCCTTGCCAATTTGGCGTCTCCGCGAGCGTGACTGTGACAACGGCTCCGCTGCCGGCAACTGTCCATTCAACCACCGACACCGTTGGAGCGACTCGCTTGGTTTGGATCGTCGCCGTCGCGGCCGCTTGCGTGGTGTCGCCTGACGCGGCGGTGATCGTGACGGACGCTCCATCCGTGTAGCCGCTGCCGCCGCTGCCCACAGTGATCCCAGAGACTCGCCACGTTTTCGGGCTGCCCGCGTTTTCGGTGATCGCGACCGTCAGGCTGGCGCCGGAACCGCCAGTGGCCGTGGCCGCGAGCGTCGGCGGCTCGCGTTGCTCGACCAGTGTGACAACCGCATCTGCCGTCACCGTGTCGCCTTCGGACACAGTGATCGTGAGTTCATCGCCCTCGACGTAGCCAGAGCCGCCGGTTTGTGTGACTTTCGACACCTTCCAGTAGTCGACGTTGCACGCATCCGTCGCGTTCGCCAGCGTAACCGTGAACGTGGCACCCGTGCCGCTGCCGCCGCTCGCTGTCAGAGTCGGGGCGACGCGGCCTAGCTGCGCGTAGCCGCTGCCGCCTCCAGTGAGCGACACCGCCGAGATCGGCCCCTTGTCTGTTTCTGGATCGCCGCCCGGCGCGGTGACGCGAGCAGTCGCGCCACTGCCGAAGCACGACTGAAACCCGAGCTTGATCAAATCCGGCCCTTGCGTCTTGTCGCTGTAGCCGTCAAACGTGACGGTCAACGTTTCCGGCAGCGTGCCTTCCGTGCAGGCACTGCACCCGCAGCACGGCGTACACGAAAACAGCATCCCCACCGGGTACAGCCCGGCCGCGAACGCCAGCACCGCCCAGAGCGGCAGCAGCGTCGGCTCGGCGGCGATCAAGGCGAGGAGGTCCATCTAGCACTCCGCGACCACGAGGTAGTACGGGCCTGTCGCCCCTCGCTGGAGCCCGACCCACTTGTTCGCCTGGACGTCGCCCCACTTGTTCACGCAGCCCTCTAGCGTCTTCGGCGGCGTGCTGGCGGTCTCGTTCGGAGGTGTGCCGGATTCGTAGAGCGTGATCGTGGCAAGGGTGTTTTTTGTCCACGTTGCGGTGGTCTTGCCGATGCGCAGCGGCTTGCCGCCGCCAGACTCCACCGGCCGCTTGAACGTCAGCGGCCCGCAGTCGCGGTTGCCCTGCTCTACCCTGCGAACGACGCTGGCAATACGCTCCGCAGCCGGCCGCGTGAACGTGACCTTTTCAGTCCGCGCCGCCTTGCCGTCTGGACGGTCAGCCATCACAAGCACCCAGATGCGGTAACACCAGAGACCAGGCTGATGCGACCAGCGCCTGGAGCGTAGGGGTTGAGACCGACAGCCTCAAGTTTCCCGCCCACCACAATGCGAGTGGCGCCGCCTTTCGTGGCAGTCAACTGCCAGGCGTAGGCGTGCACTGTGTTCGTGATGGCAGAGAAAGTAACCGACACCGCGCCGCCAGAAACAGTCGTTGGCAAGGTAATGTCGCTGGCGAAAGTTTTCGCATTGCCGGGGCACGTCAGGTCGTAGTAACGCTCGCCACGCACGTACTCGGTTGGGCTCGATCCCTCGCACGCAATAGACCCGCTCTCGAGGAATACCCTGTACGCTTTGGCCGCATACGACACGCCAGTGCCGCCGCACGCCATCTCGAACGACGCCTTCGCTTCGCTAACGCCGTCCCATTCCACGTCATACCGAGCGGGACGAAACGACAGCGAGCCAGAAGAGGCACCTTGATTGAACGACATATGTCACCGTCAGAAAGGGGGCGTGCCGAAGTAGGACGAAAAATTGACGGCAGGGTAGATGCGGCGCTCCAGAATGTCGGGCGGGCCAGACGTGCCGCCGACGTATTTCTGCGAGCCTGTTTCCGTCAGAGGCTGCGGCGTACCGGCCGCCACGTCAGTGCCGTCATCGGCTCGCACGAACGTGCGGACCTTCGGCCCGCCAGGCGAGTTGACGTAATGCCATCCCACGTGCGGCAGCAGCAGATTGTGACCGCTGCGCCGATAGACGAGCTCGACCGTGATCGACCAGAACCGCAACTCTTCGTCGTTCACGACCTCGGTCTGAGCGCTCCCGCTAATCCCGGCACAGAGCCAGGTGTGAGCACTGCCGCCGAGGTAGGGACTCGCGTTGATCGTGTTCGTCACCGCTGCAGCGTCAGCCAGCGGAAACGCCGCACGGTTGCCAGCAATAGTCGCCCGCACTTCGGACTCGACCGCCTGGAGCCCCTCGAAGAAATCCCCAGCCGCGTTGACCAGCGGGCGCCGGTCGGCATTGCCAGTGCCGTGGTAGTACGTGAGGGCCGGCACCTGGGCGCCACCCGTAGAGAACGACCACACGTCGGGCCGGGCCAGGGGATTCGGGTCCAGGTCTTCTTGCTTCGGCACCTCATACCGGCAAGTTACCTCGACGTGATGGCGATCCGTCTCCGTGATGGACGCATCGAGCATCAGCAGGTACGCGAACTCGGGGTGCGAGTCGCCGTGGAAGATGCCGATTGCGGAAATGATCGACGCGGTCGGCGTCGGTACGTCCACTGTCACGACGAACTTCCGCTCGGCGGTAGGGCTTTCGCCAAACTTGTGCGAGAAGGTACGCGGGAGAACTTCGTTGGCGAGCATGACGGCCATTAGATTTGCACCGGTTGGGCGTTGGCTTTCGCGATCTCGCGTTTGATGTCCTGCAGTTCTTTGAGCTGCTTGCGGTACTCAGCGACGGCGGGATCTTCGCGGCCCGTCGCCAGGGCCAGGAACTGAGACGCCCCTTCGCTCGTGCGGACGTCGTTACCCTGGAGAGCCTTCTGCGACACCGTGGCAAGTTCTTCGATGCGGTCGCGGTCGATCTCGGCACGTTTCTCGGCGTACTTCTCTTCGAGCTTGCCGATTTCTTCGGCGACCTTCTTGGCCTCCTCGAAGCGATCGACAACGGCCTGCGCCGCCACGCGGAACGTGTCGCCGTCGATGATGTTGTCATCTAGGCTCTGCCGCAGTTCGTCGATCTGTTGCTGGGCTGCAGAGAAGGCGTCAGGAGCGATCTGGAAAGCGTCGAACGTGAACGCCTCTTCGAGCTGCTGATTCGCCGCGTCGATGGCCTTCTGGTTTTCCTCGCGTGACTTGGCGGCACCGCTGGCGATGTCCTGCTCGCGGGCGAGCACTTGATCGAGTCCAGCAAGTCGGGCTGACAGGCGGGCCTCTTCAGCGGCGTCACTGGCATCGGCTGCCGCCTGTTGCTGCTGTTCCAGCCGGAAGATTTCACGCTGAATCGCCAGCACGTTCTCGGCAGCCTGCGCACGCTGCGAGTCGCCGCCAAACTCTTCCTCGATTCGCAAACGCTCCAGGGCAGAGTCGGCAACTCGCTTGTCTGCCTCTACCTTGGCGTCGGCTGCACGCTGGGCTTCCTCCGCTGCCTTCTGGCGTGCCTTGGATTCATCCTCGATGACGCTGATGTTCGCTTCGAACTCCTTGCGGGCGTTCTCAGACGCCTTCTTCGCCTCGTCTGCCGACAGCGTCCCGTCGGCCTGGAGCTGTGCGATCTCTTCCAGTTGGTTCTGGAACGCGATCGCCGCGTCGAACCCAGCCTGGCCAAACTCGGCGGCCTTCTTCGACGCCTTGTCGATTTCGTCGCCAAACTGCGTAGCAGCCAGGAGCGTTCCATCCCACGCTGGCGGGACAATTCCATTGACTGCGTCGGCCGTCTCTTTAGCACGGCCCGTAAGTGTTTCCAGTGAATCGGAAATCACGCCGATTGCGGCCAGCGTGTTAAGGCCAGGGATTGCACGCACTACCGAAGTGCTAGCCGCCTCGCCGAGTTGCGGGAACGCAGAGATCAAACTTGTTACTGAAGACAGGATCGTGTTCGTTCCCTTTGTTACGTCGCCTGCCGAACTGGCAAACGACGCTGTGACTTGGTTACTCGCCCCCTTCGACGCGAGAGAAAGTCGGTCAAGTTCGTCACCGAAACGTTGAATTTGCGCCGCCTGCTGGTCGGTGATGGCGCCGCCAATGCGTTCAAGGTCAGACGCTGCCCGGTCGAGCGTCGCAAAGATCGGAAGCAGTTCAGTCCCAGACTTGCCGAACAAGTCCATGGCAATCGCGGCACGCTGTGCAGGATCTTCGATCCCAGACAGCGAACGAGCCATGACTTTGAACAACGCTTCCGGCGACTTGTTTTTCAGGTCATCGCTGGAAATGCCAAGCGTTCGGAAAGCATCAGACGCCGCCTTGGAGCCGCCACGCGCGTCATTCAAAGAGCGGAGGAACTTATTGAACGCTCCTCCCAAAGATTCAACACTGGAGCCGGAAGCCTTGGCGGCCGCATCAAGCACTTGGATAAACTGAAACGAAACGCCAACGCGTTCCGCCAGTTGACCAAGCCGTTCAACTTCGCCTTCAAGAGCGACAAGGTTTTTCGCCACCGCAACGCCAGCCGCCGTGAATGCAGTGAACGCGCTAATGGCAATAGTTGTCGGATTGACAAGCGTTCCGATCTGACCGGCAAACGCCTGCACGCCACCGCCTGCGCCAGAGAACACGCGGTTAAGACCTTCGGCGGCAGATGACAGCCCAGACAGCCGGCCAGCCACGTTGCCAATCGGGCCGGGCAACGCCGAGAGGATGCCGCTCAGTTCGTTGAAGGCCAGCGTATTGCCGCTGCCTGCCGCGTCAGCGGCGGAATCGTATCTCGCTGCGGCGACCGTGGCCTTGGCGTAGCCTTGAGCCGCACGCTGCAACGCCGCGTTGTAGGTGTCCTGCGTGATGCGACCGGCCTGTAGGTGCCCGTTGAGCTCCAGTACCTCCTGGTCGTACTTCTGCTGCGGCGACAGGTTTGCCTGCGTGATCTGGGCCGCGCGAGCCAGGGCACTGGCGCGGTCGGCCTCGGCCTTGGCTGCGGCCTCATTCGCTCCGCTCGCGTCGGCGGCCGCACGGTCATACGTCTGCTGCGAAATGGCACCCTGCTGGAGCAGGTCGCCCAGGCGTGCCAGCGTCGCAGCCCGCTGCTCCTCGGCCGTCGCAACCTGCTGCGTGATCTGCGCCCCTTCCCGAAACGCTGCCGCAGACGCATTCGCCTCCGCAGTCAGCGCCTTCAGTTCGGCGACGTACTGCTCGGCAGAAATCTGCCCAGTGCGTAATGCACTATTCAGAAACGCGGCATCCGTAGCAACTTTTGTTTGTGCAGCCGCTGCCGCTTCGCTGGAGCGAGTGAACGCATCAAATTGCGACGCCAGCCCGTTCGCCTGCTGACCAAGCCGCAGCAGTTGGCGCTCCGCCTGCGACAGTCCCTTGGACATGCCGCTGGCGTTCGCCGTGAACATCACGTTGAGGCCAACTGCTGTGCCAGACATTACTTGCCCATCGCTCGCTTCAGACTCTCCAACTGCTCGAGCAGTTGCAGGTCGTGCTGTGGTGGTTTCTCAATCGGTACGAAATCTTCAGCCTTGGGCGTCCTGCCTCGCGGGCAATACGGAGCCAACGCCGCACTCGCCAGCAATCCTGTTTCCCGCCATGTGTCAGGCAGCGGCGAGAAGAAGCGGTGATACGCCATCCACTCGCTCAACTCGCGGGAGTCCATGTCCCGCATGAGTTGCTTGACCGTCATGCCGAGGAAACCCGCCAGACGAAACATGAACCGCTTCGTCGGGCGGATGGCTAGTTTTTTGCGAGCTCCTCCACGTCCTTGTCGGTCAGGGCGTTGTGTTCCATCGCCTTAGTCCAGATGCGGCCGAGCACCTTGCTCGACTTCTTCGCAAGAGCCTGGACACCCGCATCGCCCGGGAAGAGCAGTTCACCCTTCTCGTCACACAGGCACTTCGCCAGGAACTTGGCGCGGAAGTTTTCCACGCCCTTGTTCTTGTTGAGCACCCAATCGTTTTCGTAGGCGTCACGCTCGCCGCATGACATGACGCGGCAAAACACAGCGCCGCCCCACTCGGGCACCTTGATCTCCAAGAGGCCCATATCGTCCGCCGCGAGAATCTGGTCAGCCGTCAGTGCCATGTGTTTCACCCGTCGAGGATTTTGAACGTCACGCTGTAACGGGTCACACCGTTAAGTTCCGGCGCTACGTTCAATCCCTGATAGACTGCCTTGCATGTCAAGGCGGCGCCGCCACCTGTGATCGTCAAGTCGTTCCGCAAGCCGTAGTTGCTGGTCGCGATACCGACCGAGCCAAGGCACGTCAGAGTGACGCTGCCCAGTTCGTCGGTCCACGTAGAGTCGCGGCCCTTTGGCAGACTGCCGCCATACGTCCACGCGAGGTCCGTGACCTCGGTGAACGTAGCGCTGCCCCAAGTCGCCGTGATTCCAGTGCTGTACGTCGCCACGGAAACCTCCGTGGGTCAGGCGTACTGGAACTCGGCCGAGCCCTTGATCACGTCGTTGACCGCGAGCGTGATGGTGCAGCTGTTGCAGGTGGCGTTGCCGCTGATCGAAATCGGCCCAGACACCGACAGAGCTCCGGTGGCACCCTGAGCAAGCATCCCGGTGCCGATGAACTCGACGCTCACCGTCTTGCCAGTGTCGCCAGCAGTACCCTTGAGCGGACGCTGCAGGGTAAGAATGGAAGCCCCAGCCGTCAGGGCAAGGTGCGAGATGTCGATGTTGTCCTGGCCGGCGTTATTGGCGACGGTCCACGTAAGACCGGTCAGCGTGCCAGTGAAGCCAGGGAACGTGAACGTCGTGCCGCCGCTGGAATGAGGGGTCGTGGACATGGGCTGTTATGTCTCCTGCCACCAGATGTCGTAGGTTTGCTTCACCGTGTAGAGGGGCGACTCTGCACCCTCCACGTCAACCAAGTCATCGGCCTCGTCAACGAGGGCCGTCTGCTTGACCTCTGTATTGTCCAAGGTGCCACCGTACCCATCCAGAACGACCCGGCACTTATCTGCCAAATCCCTGACAGCCTCATACGTCTCGCCGTAGGCGAACAACTCCATCGTCACCCGTGGCACGCCGACCGGGGCGTTGAACGCCTGCTGCCGCTCAATGCGGGCTCGCCGCCAAATCAGCAGCGGATAGGTAATCCGCTGCGGCCCGACGTACCGCAGGGGGTAAATCCGGCCGCTAATCAGCGAATTAACCGCCGTGGAATTGACCAGGGCAGTCCGCAGGACGAACTCAGGGGATTTCATAGCGAGCCCTTCGCGATGGTCTGGAATGACAGCTCTTTGACGGCGGCATCAAACGCCTTGGTCATCTCCGCGACCAGGAATCGCTCGACGTTTCCTCTGGTTTGCTCCCACGCCGACCGTACCGGCGGACGCCCGAAACGCCCGCCCACGGGCATCTTCCCGGTGGACACGACGCGACCGTCCTTCGTGCGGCGAAACCGCTCCTTCGTGCCGAACTCGACCAGCCCCTGGTGGTAGCCGAGCTTCGTGTTGTCGTAGGGCTCGTTCATCTTGCGGCCCGACTTGTAGCCAAGGATGGCGATGCCGACGCCAGTACGCGGATACCGCCTCGTCTTCACCGCAATCGACCGCCGCAGGTTGCCAGTTGCCCCCTTCGGCGTGTTCGCCTTCAACGCCGCCAGCGTGCCGCCTTGCTCAGCCGCACGTTTCAATCCGGCGGCCATGTGCTTCGCGGCGAGGTTGTTCGGTAACGCAGAGAACGCCGCCCGCATCCGTTCCAGCCCTGGCACGTTCGTCGTGATGCGGATGCCGACTGTCTCAGCCATCGGTGCGCTCCGAGCAGATAGCCTCGTGTTCGCTGCGGTTGCCCCGCTCGAGCAGGCTGACGATTTCCAGCGTCCGGTTTCGCCACGCGAACCGCATGGATTGCGTCAGGCCGGGCAGGTATCGCAGCCGAACGCGATGCGTGAGTTGCGTCTGCTCCTGGCCGGCCAGCATCGCCTCGCGAGCCGACACGCCGTCGACGCTCGCCCACACGGCCGTCGAATTGCTCCACGACAGCACCGTCTCGCCCAGCGTGTTCGTCGTGCCGCTGGCGATTTGCACAGTCACCCGCTCGCGGAGTTTGCCGGGCTCAATCATCGGTAGGAGCCCCAGCGGTG